ACAAGAACGACGATGTGCTGCGCTTCATGCTCTACATCATTGAGGAGCGTGAAAAGCTCACCGCTGCTATCGGTCAGGCCAAGGCGTCTGTCGGGTTTGACCTGGATGCAGCCGTCGAGACTAACAAGTTTCGCCAGACCGTGTCTCGGAACATCAACATGATGCTCCGGTTCAAGGGTGCGAAACGGACGGAGCGCGGCACCGACTACAAGTTCAACGCCGAGGGCAACCAGACACCGTATTACTACGACATCGAGGTTGTCACGTCGGAGAACTTCGACCGGACTCAGGCTAAGTCCGCCGCTCAGTCTGTCATCGCCAAGGCGGACGAGGTTTCTGCCGCCATCGACGCCGCTCTGATTAACACTCGGGTGGAGTATGAGGCTCCGTTCAACGTCAACGATTCCTTCGACGACGTAATGGTCGCCTTCCTTGCGAGATAACTCCCTCAAAATCTGAACGAAAGGAGAACTACATATGGCATTCGGAGCAGACGAGCTGGGTAAAAAGAGACGGAGGCTTAACTCCTACACGACCAAGTTCGATAAGGCCGTGAACCTTATTACCAGCACCATCGGGAAACTCGGTGCAATCAATGAGGGCATCGACAGCACCATCCAGGACATCAACGACTACCAGCAAGAGCTGGCGGAGACTAAAGCCGGGCTTGAAGAGGCCCGCCGGAAGAACGATAAGGTCATCGCCAACTTCCAGGCGCTTCTGAGCGTCTAACCCCAGCGCAGAGAACCGGCACCTTCGGTTCTCTGTTTCAAACAGAAACAAGTGGAGAGGCTGTTGTGTTTGGAGTTTGGCAGAACGTATCTGCTAACTGGCAGCGATGCTGGTTTTATCTTTTCAATAAACTTTCATAACGACGATACGTTCGTTATGTGAGCTTATCATAAAAGAAGAAAATGTAAACTTCGTAGGTTTACTTCAAACTGGTTCACAAAGCGCTCCACAAGGCCAAAGTTCGTCATACATTACTGCACAAGGCACGATACACCATTCAATTCGTCAGAACGGCGGGCATTACTGTCACGACGTATCGTAAGGCGCCACGCTCCCGCCACTTCATTCTGTGCTGATTACACAGTGTTCTATTGGACTTGAAATCCAATTTGTATGACTTCATAGGTCAAATAACAACTTTACCCCACCGAATCCAAGAGCATCAAAGCGAGTTTCTGTTTGAAGCAGAGGGCCGAACGTAGAGAAGGAGGGATTTCTGTGAATGTGAGTATCAGCAAAGGGAACGAGAAACTTGGAAGCATCCAGAGCGTATCGCTTCCGTCCGGCACCACCTGCCGAGCGTGCGACTGCATCAAGAAATGCTACGCTCGAAGAATTGAGCGCCGCCGCCCAAGCGTTGAGGTGGCGTACAAAACGAATCTGCGGGTCTTAACCGAAAATCCAGATGTCTATTGGCGGGAGGTCGAGGCAGCCATCATGCTGTCACGATTCTTCCGCTTTCATGTTTCTGGCGACATTCCGAGCACCACCTACCTCTGCCGCATGGTAGAGGTGGCAAAGCGGAACCGGCACTGTGAGATTCTGTGTTTTACCAAGCGATATGAGTTTGTCAACTCGCTGTTTGTCTGTGGCATGGATATCCCCAAGAACTTACATATCATTTTCAGCGCATGGCCTGGGGTAGAGATGCCAAACCCGCACAACCTGCCGGAAGCTCATGTTCTTTTCCGCAATGGGACGACAACGGCGAGGCCGGACGCAAGGCCCTGCAACGGTAACTGCACCGAGTGTGCGATTACCGAGGGCGGATGCTGGACTCTTGGTCTTGGAGAACAGGTTGTGTTCAATGAACACTAAAGGGGTGATTTTTGATGACAGTCGATGAATTCAAAGACAAGATAAACCACAAGTTTGTGGTTAAATGTCGCAGCATTTCCGAGCGGAATCAGACTCTTGAGCTGCTGATTGCTCTCGGGTATGAAGTAAACGAGCCATCTATGGAGTATCTGAAACCTGGGAATCAGGATTTCCATTACCCTCATCCTATTATGGAGCGTGGCGGCAGTCGGATATGTTGCACGAGGTATGCGGATGACAAGGAAAATTTAATACAGTTTGCCGAGATTACAACCCTCGTTGACTATCTCGACTCCAGCATTGATGAGCGTAGTAACGATGAGTTTGCGGAGGCGCTCGCAACTCTAATGAGTTAGGAGGGCCTATGACATTAGCTGAGTTCCGAGACATCGCAGACAGGGGCGTCATTGTTGAATGCTTAAATGTGGCGCAAAGGAAGAACGTCCTTGAACTGTTTGAAGAGTGTGGCTATCATATCAGCTTTGCATCACAAGACTATCTCCGCCTGGGCGGAGATAGGGATGCCACGTTTATGCACCCTGCATTTAGACCAAGCAAAGGTCGTGTCACTTGTTTCAGAAGTGTCTCAGGAGCAATGGAGTTTATTGCAAATGCGATAAAGTATGATGATGTCAAGGACATTATCGAGAACCCTCCGCCACTGGACGACCGGAGCGATGCTGAATTCGCAAGCGATTTTGCATCGCTTCTGCGTTGAAAGGAGTCCATATGAACGACAAGTGTATAATTACGGCCATCGCCCCCATTAAAGAGGCTGAGTTTGTCTCCGTCTGGGACGGTGGGTTTGCTGTGGCCACGAGCTGCAAGGTCAACATGGCTACCAAAGAAGTATTTGACATCAGAGTCTCGGAGGATGTGGCCGATATAGTCGATGTCTTGGACAAGGAGTACATTACAATCGACGGTGAGGAGCTCCCTGTGTCCAACGAGGATACCGGCGATGGATATTGGTATAGTTGACGGAAATATTAGGCTACTCTCCTCTTATGGAATTCTGTGCCTCGAAACAGCAGAGTTTCTATTCGATATCGAAGACCTCCCGCTGATTGAGAGCCGCAGTTGGTACAAAGACAAAGACGGATACCTCGTGAGCTGCTATTACTTCAATGGTCGCCGCCGTTTCGTGCGGTTCCATAGAATTGTGATGCAGGCCAAGCCCGGTCAGTTCGTAGACCACATCAATAAGAACCGGGCCGACAACCGCAAGCGCAATTTGCGGTGTTGCAGGCGGGCCGAGAACGACCGAAATCGTAGCACATATTCCACCAATACCTCTGGAGTGACCGGAGTTTATTTCGACAAACAGAGGAACAAGTGGGTAGCGAGCATTTCGTTCAACAAAAAGAGAACTCTCATTGGCCGGTTTGCCACAAAAGAGGACGCTGTCCAAGCCCGTCTTAAAAAAGAGGCGGAGCTGTTCAAAGAGTTCGCTCCACAGCGAGCATTACTGGAGGGATTAGTATGAGTAACGCAATCACCGAGTTTAGAGGTGGCAACTTCTTCCTGAGCAACTTCTTTGTTGCGCCTGTCTTTTATCAGGGCGTTCGCTTTGAGAACAACGAAGCGGCTTTCCAAGCTGCGAAGTGTCCTGAGCGGATGCAGGAGTTCTGTGGCCTGAGTCCTCAGAAGGCCAAGCGGCTTGGCCGCAGCGTGGAGCTTCGTCCTGACTGGGAGGAAGTGAAGTACGATGTGATGTATCGGGTCTGCAAGGCCAAGTTTCTCCAAAACCCAGACCTGCTCAATCGCCTCCTGGAGACGGGAGATGCCGAGCTGGTGGAGGGTAATACCTGGGGAGACACCGTTTGGGGTGTCTGCAACGGGGTTGGAGAGAACAACCTGTGGAAGACGCTTATGCGCATCCGTGATGAGCTGCGCCGCTTCTGGGATGACCCGCTGGGAACTCTGGTTGATGAGGTTGGCGGAGAGCATGAGGGCGGCTGTGGCTGGCACCCGGATGGGACTCCGTGCGGTGAGTGCAACAGCTTGACCTGTGGCACCTGCCCTATGTACCTGTCCCGTGAGTAAGGCGAAGCGGAAATCAAGGCCGTCTATGCCCAGGTGGTATTGGCTTGGGCAGGACGGTTGTTGGCTCTGCAAGACCCCAAACAACTGCAACCAATGCAAGCCCAACCGCTCCTACCTGAAAGAGTTCGGACAGAAGAAGCAAAAGGGTAGGACGGCAGGAGCGAAAAGAGGAGGCGACGCAGATGTCTGAGTACCAAAAGTACCAGCTCCAGTGGATGATTGACCACGGATTTTCTCTGGCGGACTTAATCCAAGAGCTGGATAAGCTGAGAGAAGAGAGCGACCCCGATGAAAGCCTGGAGTCCATCTTCGCAGACTGGGAGTTCGGGTATGGTTTCGGCTCCGAGATTTGGGCTTGCGAGGCCGAGTGGAAAGAGTGCGAAGGTTCATGTGATTAGGAGGTGTGCAGCTTGACTTTGAAAGAGGCTAAGAAGGAAGCGGTAGCCAGTAAGCGCTGGTGTTATCTAACTATTTCAAAGCAAACTGAGATTGGGTGGTACGTCGAGCATCAACCCACACAACGCACAGTGTTTTGGGTTAATCGAGATGGCGCTTTACACCTTCATAGGAGTGACTTCGCTCGCAACTACCAAAGGCAGAATCTCCCAAATGTCAGACTGAAGAAATGAGGTCTTGGTATGCAGGGTTCAAAACGAGAAGCTAAGCGAGGCTATGGACGTAACTCGTTGCGTGGAGAAATGAAGTTTTCTATCAAGAAGAACAAAAAGTATCTAACCCGCTTGGCGCGACATCACAAAGACCTATTGCAACACTGCGCCTATAAAAAGCTGGCGAAAGATAAAGCGTGGGACTATGTGACATGAAAGGCTGATTTTATATGGAAGAAAGAAAAGTGTTTTGCCCATATCTACACGATGGTCAAACAGAACAAGTGGAAATGGTGTTGCGTCATTGCCACACGATAGCAGACAGGGATGCTTGGTATGAATGTCCAGTGTGCGGTGCGTGTTCTCCAACGGCCAGAAGTGGGACATTTGATGAAAACTCTATTGAAGCATATAGGCTTGCTTGCCGTATGAAAGGTTAATTTCAATAACATAACTAATAGGGGATACTGAACATGACCGGAACCGAGTATCAAAGGTTGGTAATGAGAACCAATGATGGCAAGGCCACAGAGCGTCTTGTAAGTGCCGTTTTCCCAGAAGGAGCCAATATCGGCGGAATTTTGAACGGCTGTTTGGGTTTGTCTGGAGAGGTTGGCGAGTTCAACGATATGCTGAAAAAGTGTATCTTTCACGAGAAAACCTTGGATATTGACCATGCCAAAAAGGAGCTTGGCGACGTACTGTGGTATATCGCCATGATTTGCTTCTCCTTTGGCTGGGACATGGATGAAGTTATGCAGATGAATATTGACAAACTGAAAGCACGCTACCCGGATGGGTTTTCTGTAGAACAGGCTTTGTATCGTGCTGAGAATGATGTGTGATGAAAGGTTAGTTTTATAAAAGGAAAAGCAACGAACATTTGTTCGTTGCCCACGTGGCCGGTCATATACTTTTTTTCTTTATAAGTGCTAATTATTTCTTCAAAAAGAATTAGAAATATTCCACTTCCGATAGCAACGACCCAAGGATTGTATAACCATGTCCCGACCACAATAATCACCTCATATATATGTTATCATATTCGTATGAGAATTTCAACAGAGAAATAAAATAAAGTTTTGGTGGGTGCGAGATGTTAAATGCAAACGAAGTGAATGCCTGGATTTCTGAAAATGGGACCGGGCATAAGGAATGGAAGTATATTAACGGAATCAGCTATCTTTTTGCTACCATGAATGATGGTTGGATAGCTGTCTTTGAAACTCATGATGGTATATACACCCCAAGATTTCAGGCCGCAGATGAAAAACACGCTATCAGTCGATGCAATTTGTCGGAGCGTCCTAACGTACAATTTAATGTTTTTCCATAAAATAGAATTTTGGTGGTGATAGATTGATTGTTAAGATGGCAGTATGCTGTTACTGCGGGAAGGAAATCGGTATTGGTGTTCCAGACAAACACACAGAGATAGATAGTTGCTCTTGTAATGATTGTGTCCCGGAACACAGCTCCGCTCGTAATGGTATCGACGAGAGCATATACACAGAACATCCAATCGCATATCGGCTGCGGAAGGCAAGGGAACGTGTTGCAGAATTCAAGGCTGCGAAGGAACAATAAAACAGAACTTTGGTGGTGAATAACGATGAGATACAATGGCGTTAGGTTAGAAAAAGGTATGTACCAGGAGCATGGGCGCACATTCAGTCATGTGCTGGAAAGTATTGACCCAAGCAACCAATACGTTGGCACGCCCCTGGAGGGACTGGACGCTTTTCAGCGCCAGCTCAAGCGCTTCGACATCAAGGTGAAGGGCGCTCAGTCCGATACGGTTGAAAAATTCTTTGCCACAACAGAATCAGCGGTACTTTTCCCTGAATATGTTGCAAGAGTGGTGCAGCGTGGTATGGAAGAGTCGGATATAGTTCCAATGATTACCGCCTCTGTAACGAGAGTTGATGATGAGGAACAGGTCGGGAACACTCGGGCGAATCTACGCAAGAGGGGACGGCTGTTAGTTTCCGGTTATGATGCAGTCCGCACACAAAAGTTGGATTTGTTCTCTGTTACATTACGCCAGATTGGCTCTTACATCGCACACACTCGTTTGGAGGACGCCGTAGACGTTCTTGTTAATGGAGATTGCAATAGCAAGGCCGCCGAGGTAGCATCTCTAAACGGGCGCATCTTCGGATACAATACGCTGCTGGATTTTTGGGCCCAGTTCGACCCATACGAAATGAACATCGCCCTTGCATCCAACGATGTAGCCCTCGATTTGTTGAAGATGCCTGAGTTTCAAAACCCGTCTGCTGGATTCAGCTTTCAGCAACCGCATTGTGTCACCATGCCATTTGGGCCTATGCTGATTCGTTCTAACGCTGTGCCACAAAACACAGTGATTGGAATCGACAAGCGCTTTGCTCTTGAGATGGGGCAAGTTGGAGATGTAACAACGGAATACGATAAGCTCATCAACCGTCAATTTGAGAGAACTGCCATCACTATTATCAGTGGATTCTCAAAAATCTATGATGAAGCAAGTCGAGTTTTAAGCACCTCATTGCAAAAGAAACGGTAACTCAGGTTGTAATGCGGAATGTGGGATTGAAAGCGTCCATCATCTAAGGAGTGGGACGAAGCAGCATGGCTGTGGATAGTGGAAAGGCACCCCGTAACTGGTAAGGCCGGAACCTCCCTTTGGCGTAAAAGCATACCGCATTATTTATAAATCAGACTGGAGGTACATATGAAAAAGAAACTCTTCATTATGGTAATTTTGGTCGTCATGCTCATGGGGCTGGCGGCCTGTGCGTCTAAAGGCACAAAGGGGTACGAGTCGAACACAGGGCTGGTCGCTATCCCTGGCATTAACGACCTGTACTACGACAGCCAGACCAAGGTCGTGTACTTCGTATTTAATGAGTGCTCTGGATACCAGGGGTATGGGTATATGTCTGCCTACTACGCCCCGAACGGCCTCCCGTATCTTTACGACCCGTTCAAACAGGAGCTGGTTGAAATCAAATACACTCAGCCCGAGCTGTAAAAATCGA